CAAACAGAATTTCATGAGAAAATTCGTAATGATGAGGACTATGATGATTGGGAATATGGAACTGAACCAACCTATGGCAAACCTCAATAAATAAAAGTAATGTATTTGATAGTCACAGGTGCCTTTAGAGAATATTTCAAGAGGATTTAAAGATATCAGCTTGTCTTTTCTGAGGCATCCTGTGACTAATGATATTGGAACACTCTTAAATGAAGATGCAATTAAGCGATCTGTAGTCAATTTAATCAGAACAAGAGTTGGCGAAAGGTTTTTTAACTCACTTTTAGGGTCAAAGGTTGAAAGTTACTTCTTTGAACTTGCAGATAGTGGTATTGTAGATCCTTTACAGGAAGAAATTAAGACTGTTCTTTCTAACTTTGAACCAAGAGTTGTTGTTAGAGATGTAAATGTTGCACTATATCCTGAAGATAATGAACTTGATGTAACCATTACTTATGATATTGTTGGACTTGCTGTTCCAACACAGGCAATTAACTTCATATTACAACCAACCAGATACTAATGGCATTCACAGATTTCACTAATCTGGACTTCGATCAGATTAGAACCTCCATCAAAGACTACTTAAGAGCAAATTCAACCTTTAGCGACTTTGATTTTGAAGGTTCTAACTTCTCTGTACTGATTGATGTACTTGCCTATAACAGTTATCTGACTGCCTACAACACCAATATGGTGGCAAATGAGGCATTTCTAGATAGTGCAACCATCAGAGAGAACGTAGTGTCTCTTGCAAGGAACATAGGATTTGTTCCACTGTCTAGAAGAGCAGCAAAAGCAAATATTTCATTCATCGTAACTGAGCTCAATACCTCAATTAAGACGGTATCACTCAAATCTGGTATTGTCTGCACAGGTTCATTAGATAATACCAGTTACATTTTCTCAATTCCAGAAGATATTACTGTCAGTGTCTCAAATGGTGAGGCAATTTTCTCTGAAGTTGACATTTATGAAGGAACATATCTCACAAAAACCTTCACTGTAGACAATTCTCAACCAAATCAGAAGTATATTGTTCCAAACCCTTATGTAGATACCTCTACAATTAGGGTAAAAGTCTATAATAACTCCCAAAGTACCACTTCAGAGGAGTATTCTTCAATTAATGATATTGTTGGCATCAGTTCTACATCACAAATCTTTTTAATTCAAGAAGTTTCTGATGAAAAATATGAACTTTTCTTTGGTGATGGCATTTTTGGTAAGAAATTGAGTAATGGAAATGTTGTTAATGCCTCCTACGTGGTCACGAATGGGCCTGCAGGTAATGGAGCATCCAACTTCACCTTCTCTGGCACTCTGATAGACAATAATGATGCTCTGGTGACATTATCTGTTGGTGTTGTGGTCACAAATACACCTGCTCAAAATGGTGACGATATACAATCTATAGAGTCTGTGAGGTATTATGCACCAAGATTGTATGCATCACAGCGTAGAGCAGTAACAGCAGGTGATTATGAAGCAATTTTACCTTCAATTTACTCAAATATTGAATCAGTAACTGCTTATGGTGGTGAAGAAATGACACCACCTCAATATGGTAAGGTATTTTTAGCAGTAAAACCAAAAAATTCTGATTTTCTTGCTCAATCTACAAAAGATTTTATTTTAAATGACCTCAAGAAGTACACTATAGCAGGAATTAGACCAGAATTTGTAGATATTAATGTATTATATGTTGAAATAGATTCTACAGTGTATTATAATTCAAACTTATCTTCTTCGCCAGAGTCCTTAAAGACTAATGTTCTGTCATCATTAACCACGTATTCAAATTCATCTGATTTGAATAAGTTTGGTGGAAGATTTAAGTATAGTAAGGCTTTAGGAATTATAGATTCTACAAGCACTGCAATTACATCAAACATAACCAAAGTAAGAATTAGAAGAAACTTTGAAGTCATTTTAAATGAACCCACAAAGTACCTGATTTGCTTTGAAAATAGATTTAATGTAAATGACAATAGAAATAATACTATTCCAAATATTAGATCAAGTGGATTTGTAGTTAATGGAGTTACTCCCACTGTTTATATTGGGGATATTGTTGATGATTCTACATTAAAGACAGGAACATTATATCTCTTTTCATATAGTGAAAATAAAATAGTCAAACAGATAGGAAATGTTGGTACAGTTGATTATGTGAATGGAATTATCAATATAGATAATATAAAGGTATCTTCTACATCAAAACCCAACAAGATTATTGAGATTGATGCAATTCCATATTCTAATGATGTAATTGCCAAAAAATCAATTTACTTAAAATTAGATATTGGAAATAGCAATATTTCTATGGTTAAGGATTTAATATCATCTGGGGAAAATGCATCTGGTAGTAGATTTATTCCAGAATCAAGTTATTTCTCTGACTCAAAAGTAAGAAATTAAAATGAATCAAGACAATAAAGTAGTAAAAATTAAGGATATTGTTTATAATCAAATTCCTGAATTTATTCTATCAGATAATCCAAATTTTTCAGAATTTTTAAAGCAATATTATACATCACAAGAATTTCAAGGTTCTGCAGTAGATCTTGCAGAAAATTTAATTAATTACAAGAATTTTGATGCGTTTGATAATACTAATTTATATTCAGACACTGTACTAACAGAAAATGTAGATTTTTTTGATGATGAGATTTTTGTAGAATCTGTTAGTGGGTATCCACAAGAATATGGATTGATTAAGATTGATAATGAAATCATCACGTACACTGGAATTACTACAAATTCCTTTACTGGATGTGTTCGTGGATTTAGTGGCATTTCATCATTAACACAAGAGAATAATCCAGAATTTTTAGTCTTTTCTCAAACAGAATCTTCAGAGCATACTTCAGGTGCTGCTGTTCAAAACTTAACTAACTTATTTTTACAAGAGTTTTTTAGAAAAACCAAGTATCAATTTATTCCTGGATTTGAAGAAATTGATTTTGACAGTAGAATTAATGTTCCCAACTTTATTAGTAAAGCAAGAACATTTTATGAGACCAAAGGAACTGATGAAGCATACAAAATACTGTTCAAAGTCCTCTATGGACAAGATGTAAAGGTCATCAAACCTGATGACTATACATTCAAACCATCTGATGATAAATGGACTGTCTGTGAGTCATTTAGATGTGAATTAATATCAGGAGACCCTATTAAATTAGTAGGTCAAACACTTTATCAAGATAAAAGTGTAGATGGAAGAATTTTACCAGCTTCTGGTTCAATCTATAGTGTTGATAGGTTTTATGTAAAGAATAAAGTCTTCTATAAAATTAATTTATTCTCTGGATATTCTGCAAACTTAAGTTCAACTGGTTCTATTTTTGGTTCTTTTCTAGAGACTCCAAAAACTTATGTTGTAGAAGATATTTCTTCAGGTGCAAATGTTATTACAGTTGATTCTACTATTGGATTTGAAAAATCTGGAACTATCTACATTAATGATCTTACAGTAACTTATACAGATAAAACAACAAATCAATTTTTAAATTGTTCTGGAATTTCTCAAAGTATACTTTCAAAATCAGAAGTATATGGAGACAATTTTGTTTATGGATATCAAGCAGACTCAAACACTCAAGTTAAATTGAGAATAGTTGGTTCTCTTTCAGGAATAGAGTATTCTACAGTTTCTTATGCACTCAAAGGTGACCCAATTAAAGTAGATAATTTAGGAAATCTTGATGACAATCCTTTTACAAAATCTTTAATTTATAATTTACCTTTAACTGTATATTCTGGTGTATTGACTACATCATTACCAAATTATAGTTTAGAGGGAATCAGCTTATCTACTGGAAATGTAAAAACTTTACACAATCACAAATTGAGAAATAGTGATGTTGTAGATTTATATAGAACCAACTTTAATGAAAGAATTAAATCTAATGTAGATGTTTCTACAAGTAATGCAACTCCAAAACAGTACACAATTAACGTGTCTGGAATTTCTTCCTATGTTGGATCAAGAATAACTGCAAAAAGAAAATTATTTAAATCACAGTCAACAACATATCCAGAAGTTAATAATAAGTTTACTGCAAATATTCAAAACTCTTTTGTAGATGAAACTTATAACTACATAACTTCTAATGGATTTCCTAATTATAACATAACTCCATACAAAAGACAATTTTCATTTACTGTAAATCAAAGTGACTATGAATCTTTAGAAGGATCTCATAATTTTTATGATGGTGAATTAGTAACTGTAACTAATTACACTATTACTGGCAATTATTCCAATCCAGTTGGTGTTACTACAGGTGTATCTTTTTATGTTAAAAACATTAATGGTGATACTATTAAATTAGCATATTCTGCAGAAAATATTGCCAATTCATCTTTTATTAGTTTTTATGAATTAGTCAATCCTCCTGTAAACAATTCTGTTAAAGGATATGTTAGTTCATTTACTTTGATTGATAATAGTTTATATGGAAACACATTTACTTCAGCAAAAATATTTAAAAAGTTTCCTAAAATTCCAAATGTTCTAATTTCTGATGTAGAAACATTACCAGGACCAATAGGAATTTTAGCAAATGGCGTAGAAATCAAAAATTACAAATCTTATGATAAAGTTTACTATGGTGAAATAACATCTATTAATATTTTAAACCCTGGAACAAATTATGATATTGCAAATCCTCCAAGATTTTTAATCAATAATGGAAATGATACTCAAACCACTGTTATACCTCAATTAACTGGTAAAATAACTAAATTAATTGTAACTGATCAAGGATTCAATTATACTAAACCTCCAACAATCACAGTGTTTGGTGGAGGAAATGATTCTGTAAAGACTGAAGTTAAAATGAAACTTCAGGCAAAAGAATTAGAGTTTACTGCATCTTCTGCAGGAGGGTATGTTAGTGATATTAATGACCAGTTTACATTCCCATCCAAGCATTATCTTATAACTGGAGAAGAAGTTGTATATCAAACTTTAGGAGGGTTTCCAATAGGCATAGGAACCTTAGCAAGTGAATACTTAGTTAATGATAGCGTTTACTATGTAATTACTGTTGGTGCTGGAACATCATTTAGATTAGCTTATACTAAAAATGATGCTTTAACAAATAATTATATTTCTATTAGAGAATATGGGGCAGGAACTCAAAGGTTTGTATCAACCAAAAAGAAACTTGTAGTAGATTCTGTCAATTTAATTGATGTAAACACTGAATTTAAATATAAAAAAGTATTAGCAGGACCTAATGATGTAAACCATTATGATAGTGTTATTACCATAAAAAATCATGGGTTTTCTACAGATGATGAAGTAAGATATTCTTTTTCTGGCACAACTTTATCAGGAATTAGTACAGAAACAAATTATTATATTCACAAAATAGATGAAAATAGATTTAAATTAAAAACAAGCAAAACTTCAACAACATATGTTGACTTTGGAGTTTCTGATATATTTTCAATTTACTTCTTTGAATATTCACCAATTAGAGTAAATGTTTCTGGTTCTCTTGCAACAGATGGACAAGGAAACATTATAGGTTCTCAAGCAACAATAAAACCTATAGTTTTAGGCAAAGTTACTGAAGTACAAACTGGATTCTTTGGGCAGTATGGATATGGAACTCCAACAATCCTTAATTATAAAAATGCTCCAACAATTAAGGAATTGGTTGGAGAAGGAGCAAACTTAGAACCTGTTGTAGTAGATGGTAAAATTATTAAAGTAATAGTTAAAAGTTCAGGAAACAACTATTACAATTCTATCAAGTTAATTGTTGAAGGTTCTGGTTATGGTGCTCAACTTGAACCTGTGATAGTAAATGGACAGATTACCTCTATATCAATTGTTAATGGTGGTGTTGGGTATAACAGTTCAACTGATATAAAAATAGACCCTGTAGGCAAGAATTTAAAACTTTCCACTAATTTACAGTCTTGGTCATTAAATGAAATATACAAATTAGGTTCAACTAATGTTTCTTCAGGGGTTCTTTTAGGAAAGAAACACTCATACTTTGGAAATACTTTTAACATCTTTTATCTAAACTCTGATTTGTGGTCACAGTTTAATATTCCAGAATTAGCAACAAATCAAAATCCAACATCACATTCTTCAATAATTGGATGGGCTTATGATGGTTCTCCAATTTATGGTCCAGATGGATACACTAATCCTGATGGAACTGGTGGGTTTAGAAGAATGACCTCAAGTTATCAAATAAAATCTACATTATCAACAAATAGACCAGATTCCTCTACATTCCCTCCAGGTTCACTTATAGAGGACTATGAGTATGTTGAAGGTCTTGGAAGATTGGACAAATATAATGGAAGATTCTGTGCAACTCCAGAATTTCCAAATGGTGTATATGCATATTTCTGTACTGTTTCAAATACAAGAAACCCAATATTCCCATACTTCATAGGAAATTACTACAAGTACACGCCAGAACAGGATAATTTAGATTTAAGAATTAATCAAGATTTAAACTTTAACGCTTTAAACATATCAAAACACACCCTTCCATATGGTGTAGAAAATAAACAAAATTATTATGAATACTTTAACTTTAATGAAAAGTCAAAATCAGGAGAAATTTTAGTCACAAATTCTTCAAGAGGACGAGTTGATGATGTTCTTGTTGTTAATGGTGGATTTAATTATTCAATAGGTAATAGAATATCTTTTGACAACTCCAATACTGGTGGGTTTGGAGCTTTAGCAGAAGTATCAGAACTTTCTGGAGTTGGAATTAATAGCATTCAATCTTCAACTCAAACACTATCTAATGTAACTTTGATTTATGAAAAAGGTTCAGTTGTTGGTATTGCTACTACAACTCACAACATTAAGGATAAAAGTTATATTAAAATTTCTGGAGTGTCTACAACTACATTCTCTGATTTAGAAGGATTTGTTCAAGTAAATGTTCCATTAAAAGAAACGCAATTACTTGAAGGGATATCTGACCAAACTACTACTGGAATAGTTACTTCAATTCAAGTCAAAGATTCTATCTTAAATTTTGACATAGATTCTTTAATTAAGATAGACTCAGAAACTTTGAAAGTAATTGGATTGGATTTCACAAACAACTTTATTAATGTTTTAAGGGAAAGTGGAGCAACATCTCATAATTTAGGAACATCAGTCACACTACTGCAAAGTAGATTTAATTTCAATTCTTCTAGTTCAGATCTCCCTCCTAAAAATGAAGCATACTACTTCAATCCACAACAATCTGTATCTGTAGGAGTTTCTACTGCAATTGGTGCAGGAAACACATTATCAATTTTACCATTAGGATATGGAGTAAGCAATACTGAATTTATTCCCACTGGAAGAATTTTCTTACCCAATCACAAATTTAAAACTGGAGAAAAAGTAATTTATACTCCTGCAGAAAATTCAATAGTGGTTTCTGAATTTGGCAATTTAAGTGGGATTTCAACTTTATATGTTGTCAAAATTGATAATAATGTAATTGGACTAACAAGTTCAATTACAACAACTAACAGTACTGATAATCTCTTATTATACACTTCAGCAGAAAACAATTACCTTCATAAGTTAAATTCAAATAGAAGTGTTGTTACTGCTAATGTCAATACAAATAAAACTGTAGTATCTACAGCACAAACTCATGGATTATTAGTTGAGGATAAAGTATACTTAACTGTAAATTCTGGAGTCACTACAACATATATTGCATCATATGATACATCAACAGCAAAGTTAAGAATAAACTCTCAAAATAACCCTAATGTTAATGCTTATGAAAATGAAATTGTGACATTTGATACATCTTCTGATACTCTCTCTGATACTAATTTTAAATTATATACAGATTCTGAATTTAAAAACGAATACTTGGGAAATGTACAAAATGGTATTGAAGTTACAAAAACTTCTACAGCACTAACTTTAAGAATTTCAAGATATACCCCTAAAATTCTTTATTACAATATAGAGTCAACCTCCAAAAAAGTATTTTCAGATGAATCTGTATTTAAATTTAATACTATCAATATAAATCCAAGTTTGTATAATGATATTGTTGTTGGCATTACTACAGTCTCTGATAATTCTTTTGAAGTTAATTATCCAGTAGACCCAGAAAATAGACATTATATTTCAGGAATTTCTACACTATCTTATAAGGTAACTTCTTCAAATACTCCTGGTTCTATAAGTAAAGTTAAATTATTGTCTAAAGGAAGTGAGTATCAAAGACTGCCAAAGATATCTTCAATTTCTGGAAATGGATCTGGATCTAATTTAATACCTATTAGTAAAAGCATAGGAAAAATTGTAAAAAGCACTGTTGTAAATGATGAATGTGTCTTGCCATTTGATAAAACTTTAAAACCATTTTCAAAAGGATACTCATCAACATTTGTATACAATAATTATAAAGTTGAGACACTAAGTATTGTTGAAAGAGGAGCAAATTATTTAAGTGCTCCTAAAATTAATTTGTATAGTGTTGAGTCTAGCGACTTAGTTCCTGATTTTGCTGCTAATGTTACTATTAGAAATGGATCATTAGATGAAATTGAACTTGTCAATCCAAGTTCTGGGTTATATTCTACAGATGATAAAATAGTCTTTACAGAAAATAATAATGGATTAAAAATTCTTGGAATAAGCACTGCATTTGCTTCAAATCAATATCAAATTACTTTAACCTTAGAAACACCAATATCAGGATTTACTACAAGCAATCCATTACCATTTTTAATTGATGATGAAATTTTTGTAGAAGGAATAGAAGAAAATCTTGGTGCAGGATACAACTCATCAGATTATGATTACAACTTCTTTAAAGTTGTTGGAGTACAAACTTCTCTTGGATCTGAAAATGCAGCTCAAATAACATATCAATTAAAACAGTATCCTGGAGTGTTTTCTGTAGAAGGAACTTTAGATAATAATGCCTATGTTGTAAACTCTAATATCTTACCTAAAGTTACAGCAAATCTTGTAGAAAATATTTTCTACAGTAATGAGTCAGTAGCAGATTCTACAATAATCTCAAATCAAAATAATGACCCTGTAACGAATTTATTAAAAATCAAAAATCCAAATTCTGTACAAGTTGGAAATATTCTAACTGGAACTTCAAGTTTATCAAAAGGTAAAGTTTATAAGATTGAAAATTACAATTTAATTTTAAAATCTTCCTCAAGTGTTCTTAAAACTATAGGATGGCAAACCCAACAAGGTCAATTATCATCTACTGTACAAAAACTTCCAGATAATGATTATTATCAAAGATTTGCTTATTCACTTAAGAGTAAAAAATCATTAAGTGATTGGGATTCAGTAGTGTCTGACACCTCTCATGTTGCAGGATATAAAAAGTTTAGTGATTTAGTAGTAGAATCTTTACCATCTGGAATTTCTTCTATTACAACAGATGATTCATCAAAGGTTAATATTGCTCTTAGTTCTTTTGCAGACCTAACCACAATTAATGATTTTGATTTAGTCTTTGAGAATGTTGAAGATTACAATCTCACAGCATCAGATATTATTAAATTTAACAGTAAAGTTTTGTCAGATTATTTATTATCAAAAGAAAATTTAGTTTTAAAAATAGATGATATCTCTAATTTATTTAATACTACTGTTCCACCAGTGGTTGTAATTCCTATAGATGAAATTACTGGCAGTCTTGTTTCAAAATATGTATTTTTTGTAGAAGCTTCAAATTCTTTCTTGGGACCATTTTTATTCCCACAATTCTTTGAATTATTAGTAACCAGAAATGGAGAAATCATAAACTTGACTTCATATTCTTATTTTGAAAGTAATGATTTTGGAAAAGTTACTGCAGAACCTTTGGGCGATAATACAATGGTCATTAATTATATTCCAGTCAACATATTCAATTCTTTGTCAATTAAAGCTGTTAGAGAAAATGTAGACACAGTTGTAGGAGTTTCTACAACATCATACGGTTATGTTAGAAATGTTACAGTGACTTCAAATTATGCCTCTGAAGTTTCTCCAACCCAGAAAACAATTTACTCAATACCATTATCAGAATCATCTTCTGGCACTTTGTTTGTAGGAATATCTTCACAATTAAACCGTATTGAAAGTTCCCAAGAAATGGCATTTTTATATGATTCTGGATGTGTTCAATATAATAACTATGCATCAAACCAAATAGTTGGATTAGGAACTATTGGCATTTCTACTTCTGGAGGAGATTTATTAATTACTTATGATGGAGTTTCTGGTGTTGGAGTGACTGTTTACAGCAACATTACATTCTTAACCAATACATTAACTTCTCCAAGTGAAATAGTTGATTCTCCAACAAGATTAAATAGTTCTGCAGTTTCTGGAAGTTATACTTCTGGAAATGATGAAATTATTGCTACCATTTCAGCAGACTATGCGGCATCAAAATATGGTATTGAAGTGACTAAAACTGTAGGAGTAACTACACAAAAAAGTTTTGTTTTACTTGACACAATTCACTATCAACAAAATACCTACTTAAATAATATAAACTATTCTGTACTTGGAAATATTGATGATTTATCCTTTGAAACCACTTATGAATCAGGTACAAATTCTTACTTATTATCTTACATTCCAGCAAATAATGCCAATTACTCCATTAAATTCTTTGAGAAAAATATTTTAACAACACAATCATAAATGGCAAACATAGATATTTTATATGTTCCTAATATTTTTGGAAGAACATCTTTTCCAATAAAACATAATGAAACTCCATTATTTTACAAACAATTTGATGGAAGTGATGGTGATATAGTAGATATAGATAACGAGACTATCACAGTTGAAAATCATTACTTCAAAACTGGAGAAAAATTAAATTATACTTTAGGAGTTGGTAGTTCTTCTGTAGGAATAAGTTCTTTAGGATTTGGATTAGGATTTACTTATTTACCTGATACTGTATATCCTATAGTAGTTGATAAGGACACCATAAGAGTTGCACTTGCATCCTCTTTGGCACTATCAAATTCCTATGTCAATATAACATCTGTTGGAGTAGGGACTGAGCATTACTTTGAAGTAGAAAAACAAAATTCAAAATGTTTAATCACTATTGATAACGTAATTCAATCTCCACTTTCAATTGGTTCTACTGTTGGAATACAAACTGTATTCAACTCAGCAAAAATTAGAGTTTCATCTTTAAGAAATATATCACCAACTTCAGTATTAAAAATTAATGACGGTCTTTTTAGAGTTTTAACATTAGACTATGGATTAAAAACATCTCCATCTGGATATGATATTACGTTATTAGAAGACTTGAACTATTTGGGAACAGATAATACTTCTATATCTCAAGCAACTGTTGCTTATGTAATGGAGGGTAATTATACTATTGATAAAGACATAATTTACTTTACAAGTGCTCCTTTAGAAGGAAAAATATATTCAATTTTAATTTTACCAGAAAACTTTAACTATTCTAATACAGGAATATCATCATATTCTTTTGACTACTTTACCAACAATTTTAAAACAGGTTCTCAAGTTAAACTTTTTGCATCAAGACCTCCAGATCAGTTAACATCAGATAACAATTATTTTATAATTAAAAATTCAGAAAATAACTTTAGTTTTGCCAATAGTTATTTAAATGCTATAAACAATCAGAAAATTCAGTTTGTAGATTCTGTTGATCTTGCAAATCCAGTATCAAATGTACAACTGGTTCAAATTATTCCAAATGAAGAAACTAAATTTCAAGGAAGAGCTTTCTTAAGATCAAATTATTTTGGTAATGCAGTATTTGATGATGTTTCTGAGCAATTTAATGGAATTAGTTCATCTTTCACATTAAAAGTAGCAGGAATTAATACTGTAGGAATTAAATCAGATAATGGAATAGTGTTAGTCAATAATATATTCCAATATCCAGAATCTGAAGAAGCTTTTGTATATGAAGAAGACTCTATATCTGGAATCACAAGCATTTCATTTATAGGAAGTAGGGGTGAATATGAATCTGGGTTTGGCACCACAAAACCTTATGATGTAAATGTTGGAGGACTTCCAAGAGGAGGAATGATAGTTGGATATGGATTAAGCTATGGAACTAATTACCAACCTATGGTTCCAGCAGAACTTTTTATTGGTGGAGTTCTTCCAGAACAAGAAATAAATTCAGATAATATTGTTATAGGAGTATCTGGATCTGGATATAGATCTGATAGAGTTTACAACATTCATTTTGAAACTTCTTCAGGAATAAGAACCACAGGAGAAGCAACTGCAATAGTTCAAGATGGAAATGTTATTGGAGTAAGTTTTAGTCAAGTTGGCACCTATACTGGAGGTGTTGCTCCAACTGTAGTAATTGACCCACCATTTGGATATGAAAATATTCCTGTAACTGGATCTACTTTAGGCATAGGAGCTTCTGTTTCTCTTGAGGTCAACTCATTTGGGACAGTAACAAACTTTAAATTTACTAATCCTGGGTATGGATATACTGTTGGAGAAGTTTTAACTCCTGTTGGTGTGGTTACTGGTCCAGGATATGTTCCTTTACAGATAACCATAAATGAAGTTGAAAAGGATAAATTTGCTGCTTGGAATATTGGTATATTACAAAAGTTAAATGATTTTACTCCTTATGTAAGTGGAAGAAGAAAAATATTTACTTTATATGAAACTGTAAATGGTGAAATTCAACCAATAAGTTTAGAAACAATAGATGGATCTGAAATAAACTTAGCATATAATTTATTAATTTTCATCAATGATGTTTTACAAATTCCTAATGAATCTTATACATTCACGTCAGGAACTCAAGTAGTCTTTAAAGAAGCTCCTACACTAGGAAGCATTATTAAAGTTTATTTTTATAAAGGATATTATAATGATACTGAATTTGTTAATATAGATCCTCCAGTAGAACCAGGAGATCTTTTACAAATACGCAAAGATTTATTAAATAAGTCTCCCCAAAGACAGCAAACAAGAACAGTTAAGAAAATTTTAACTTCTGATTCTGTAGAAACAGAATTATATAATAAATTAGGTTTATCAGAAAGTTCATCTCAAATTAGATCTATTTCTTGGACACCTCAAAAACAAGATATTATCATATCTGGAGAATATGTAAACAAATCAAGGTATTCTCAGAGGTCTACATACAATCATTTTGTGGGTATTGGAACAACAACTGGAACTTTTGTTGGAGTCAATACTAATGTAGTTGGAATTGACACCACTGTAGGAATTGGAACATTAATCACTATTGGTGATTATGTAGAATCTGATTATACTGGAGTAGGAGTTACTGTAACTTCTATAGGTGCAAGTTTTATTGGTATAGGCAAAACTTATTACACTTCAGATTCTCCAGCAGGAACAAATACTTCTACAATTTCTATCTGGAGAAAATCTTAATAAATAACATAAAAGTGTCCATAAAAAATGCCAGCTATAATAACTGATAATTTAAAAATCAGAACATGTACTAATTTTATTGACTCTGTTGAGAATGGTAACTATTATTGTTTTATAGGATTATCAAATTATAGTGATTATTTTTCAGACTGGAACAGCAATACTCCAGACCCTGTAGACAATTTAAATTATTTAAATGAGCACAGGAATACAATTCTTGGTGTTAAAAAAATAACAACATCAGATACAATTAGAGTTATTCCAAAAGTTCAGTGGACTTCTGGGTTGAAGTATGACATGTATAGACATGATTATAGCAGATACAATTTGACTCCAATCACAAATTCTACAAGATTATATGACAGTAGATTTTATGTAATAAACAGAGATTATAGAGTTTATATTTGTATTAATAATGGTGCTGCTCCTTCAAATCAAAATAAAGGAGTTATTTCAATAAATGAACCTGTCCACACATCAGAATCTCCAGAAACAGAAAATGATGGATATACTTGGAAATATTTGTACACTATTTCTGCTTCAGATGCCTTAAAAATTGATTCTACAAATTATATTTCAGTTCCAAATAATTGGACTACAGCAACTCAACAAGAAAATTCTGAAATTTATAGAATCAGAGAAGCAGCAGAAAATGGTAAAATTGAAACAATTTTAGTTGAAGATTCTCAACCATATTTAATTCCATCAACTTCTAATATTATAAATGATATTCCTATTCTTGGAGATGGTTCTGGAGGATTAGCATCAGTAACTTTTAACGAACAAGGAAACCCCATAAAGGTTACTGTTACTAATGGAGGGTCTGGATATTCTTTTGCAACTTTAGATTTAGATTCTGTAGTAAGTGCCCAAGGAACAAAAGCAGTATTTAATGTTATTATTCCTCCTGCTGGTGGTCATGGTAAAAATGTTTATGCAGAGCTTGGAACAAACAGAGTTTTAATTTATTCAAGAATTGAGAATACTATAACAAACCCAGACTTTATAGAGGGTAACCAGTTTGCAAGAGTTGGGATAATTAAAGATATTACTCAATTTGGAAGCACTACTGCATTCACTGCAACAACAGGAACTGGAGTTTATGGAATCTTAGTAGATGGTACATCAGCATCTACAGAACCAGAAGATTCTGTAATTACACAATCTCAAACAAATTCAACTGCAAGTTTAGTAAGTGCAGTATCTATTGGTTCTTCTACTGTAATTAAGTACACTAAACCAATAGAATATTATATTGATACTTATTCTTCTGAAAATATTACAAAAACTTTTGATAGATACTTAACTGGTGGAGTTGGGTTAACAACAACTTCAAAGTATTCTTATTCCAATTTTGATGCAAGTGCAATTACAATAAATGGAAATAATTATAATGTAGTGAGTTTTTCAGGTGCTCAGTTGGGAGACACCTTTTTGGGACAAACTTTTTCAGAGGGACTTGCAAATCCAGATATAAATACAAAGAGTGGTGAGATTGTATATGTTGATAACAGAGTTTCTGTGTCAAGACAGTCTCAACAAAGAGAAGATATTAAAATTATTATAGAGTTCTAAAATGCCCCAAAGCACAAATTTAAATAAAAGTCCTTATTTTGATGACTTCAGTGAGGACAAAAACTACTATAAGGTTTTATTTAAACCAGGAACTACTGTACAATCAAGAGAATTAACTACCTTACAATCAATTTTACAAAATCAAATTGAAAAATTTGGCACTGCTTTTTATACAAATGGTGGAGTAGTAATTCCTGGGGCATCAAACTATGATGGCAACGTTACTTGCGTAGAAATTGAAAATACTTATAAGGGCATTAATGTAGAAGCATATTATGAAAGTTTAATTGGTGTAACAATAAAAGGAAAAGTAACTGGCATTTCAGCAAAGGTAGTTAAAGTTTTATCTTCAGAAGATTCTGAACGTGCAAATACAACTTTGTATGTAAAATACATTTCATCATCTGATAGTTCAGATGACCAGTCTTTTGTTAAAGAAGTATTTGATGATGGGGAAGAATTAATAACATTATCAGATATTCCTGTTGGAGATTCTTATATCTTCACTAATTCTGAATTTGCAAGAGTTATATCTTTAACTAATAGAAAAGCAACTTCTGTAGGGTCTGCAGCAAATCTAACAGAAGGTGTTTATTTTGTTAGAGGGTATTTTATTGGTGTTGATGCTTCAACTATTATATTAGACCAATATACAAATACGCCTTCATATAGAGTTGGTTTAGAGATTGTAGAAGATATTATAGATTCTGATGAAGACTCATCTTTAAATGATAATGCTCAAGGATTTTCAAACTATGCTGCTCCTGGTGCAGATAGATTAAAAATTACTTTAAACTTATCTAAAAAGTCAATAGATGACTTTAGTGATGATAACTTTATAGAACTGTTTAGAGTCACTAATGGTTTAGTAACATCAATTAAAAAAGATGATAAGTATTCTTTTATTAATGAAATTTTAGCTAGAAGAACTTATGATGAATCTGGAAATTATTATGTAAATCCTTCTGATGTACAATCTTTAGAATCATTAAATGATAATCTTGGAAATGGTGGTCTTTATACAGAAACTCAAAGAACTCTAGATGGTTCTGTACCTTCAATTGATTTAGGATTGTTAAAAGTTTCTCCAGGAAAAGCATATGTAAAAGGATATGAAATTCCCACAAGTAACGTTTTAATAGATTATCCAAAACCAAGAACTACAAAATCAGTAGAATCTTCATCTGCATCTTTTTGTGGTGGAGATTTGATTAGAGTCAATAATGTAAATGGTTCCCCAAATCTTGGATTGACTACTACATTTTCAGTTTCTCTGTTGGACCAAAGACTGACTAATCAAGTAGCAACTGGAACAACTGTAGGATTTGCAAGAGTATATGATTTTGAATCTCACAATACTTCTTTTGAAAGTCCTTCAAGTCAGGCAAACTTGTACTTGTTTGACATTCAGACATATACTAACCTGACTTTAAGTGGTTCTATTGCAGAATTAGCAGTAGGTTCATATGTAAAAGGAAAGAATAGTGGTGCCTTTGGATACGCAAAAGACGTCAGTGGAGTTTCTGTAAAATTATATCAAGTATCTGGAAAATTCTCTGTTGGAGAAACTTTAATAGTAGATGGCATAGAATTTTCTCCAACTATTTCTACAGTTAGAGACTATTCAATTGATGATGTAAAATCAATTTATAATCAAAGTGTTGAATTTGTTGCTGATACTTTGTTATCCAAACAAACTTCAATTAATGGACAGTTTACTGCTCAAATTGATTCTGGTATAGGAACTATCACCAGCAATAATGGAGGTTCATTTGCATCAACATTAAAAGTAAATGATGTCTTATCTTTCAGTAGAGCAGGATTAACATCTTCAGTTTATGTTAGAATTACTTCTATAGAAGGTTCTAACAATCAAATTGCTGTTGTAGGAGAATCTACAGTTGGAAATGTTTGTACTGGAAATATTGGTTCAGGTACAACATTCTATCAAATATCAGATTTAAAAGTAATTAAACCACAAATAGTTGCAAACTCTGAATCATCATCTTTATACACAAAATTAAATCACAACAATATTTCAAATGTAAGCACCTTAAACTCAAATGTTTATATTAAAAAACAATACACTGGAGTATCTAAATCTTCTACCACATTAACTCTTCCAACATTAGTAGGAGATTATGTATATGCATCTTTTGACGAAGAAAGATATGTTGTAGTTAATGCTAATGGAACATTAGAAAATCTTTCTAATGCAACTTTCACAAGATCTAATGGCAATAAAGATGCTGAATTTACTAATTTAAGTTCTACTGCAGGTCCTTGTTCTGTCATTACCACTCAAATTAAATCTAATGTAACTAATAAGTTCAAAAAGTTAAACAGATGTTCTTCTGTGGTAATTTCTAAAACCAAATATTCAACTCCTCCAAATGCAGGACTTACCTCAACGTCAATTTATGGAACAAGAGTAGAGGATGCTGAAATATCATTAAATTATGCAGATGTTCTTGAAGTTCAAGGAGTTTTTGAATCTACTGAAACAGAAACTCCTACCCCACCTTGGATTTCATTAACTGGTATTACTGGACCAAATGGAAATACTTTTGATTTAATTTTAGGAGAAGTTCTTATTGGTCAAGATTCTGGTGCAGTTGCAATCTATGCAGAAAATAAAACCTCTAGTGAAATTTATGTAATCTACAAGAATCAAAAGGTATTCTCTGCCTCTGAAGTGGTTTCTTTTAAAGAAAGTGGATATTCAGCAACTGTATCTACAGTAAATGTAGGTTCAACTAACATTACTAATGATTTTATTCTTGATAATGGACAGAGAAAACAATTCTATGATTTTGGCAGAATTGTAAGAAAAAATTCTTCCAAAGAACCATCACATAGAATTAACGTTTATTTTGATAGATTCTCCTTTGAATCAACTGATAATGGAGATGTTATTACAGTTAATAGTTATCCATCATCTGTCAATAAAAATAAAATTGCTACTTTCAATCAAGTAAGGAATTTAGATACTATTGATGTAAGACCAAGAGTGTCTGATTATAATACAGCAAGCACTATTAGTCCATTTGAATTTGCATCCAGAGATTTTTCTGGTTCTGGTTCAAATGCAACTCAAATTTTATCTTCTAATGAAGATTTTGTATTTGACTATTCTTTCTATTTGGCAAGATATGATAAATTAACTTTATCCTCTGTTGGAGAATTTGAATTAGTATTAGGTGCATCATCAGAAAATCCTAAACTACCAACTATTTCTAAAGAAGTATTAGATGTAGCAACTATTATTGCAATTCCATATGTTTATGATATAAACACAGATATTGTTATCCAATTAACTGACAATAGAAGATATACTATGTCAGATTTGAGAGATATTGAAAATAGAGTAGAATCATTAGAATATTATACAAGTCTTTCATTATTAGAATCTACCACTAAAAATCTTCTTATAGAAGATGCAGATGGATTTAACAGATTTAAGTCAGGGTTCTTTGTAGATAATTTTAGTTCTTATGATTTCTCAAATACTGAGTCTTTAATTTACAGAGCTGAAGTACAAGACAATTCAGTATCTTCACCAACAGCAAAAAATCTTGTCAATCTTTCTTTATACTCTGATAACAGTCAAAAAACTATTTCAGAAATTAAATTAAGTGAAACTAATTCAAGCAACTTAAAATTAACTGGTAATAGTTTAACATTATCTTATACTGAAGCAGAGCATACTAAACAACCATTTGCAAGTAGAATCTCAAACATTAATCCATATCAAGTTGTGACTTGGACTGGACTTTTGACATTAAATCCAAGTTCAGATACTTGGACCACTAAAATTTCACAATCAATAAGAATTGCAAGTGGAAGAGGTTCCTGGACTGAGAGTAGAGTTAGCACAAAACCAATAGAATATATTAGATCAAGAAATATTGAGTTTGTTGCCACAAGATTAAAACCAAATTCAAAGTTCAAACTTTTATTTGACTCTAAAGAAATAAGTTCTAATATTGATGGATTTACTTATGTTTTCCCTAAACTTCTTCAGGTAAGTGACGTAACTGGTTCATTCCAAGTAGGAGAAACTGTAACTGCTTATACAAATTCTATTAGTAATAATAATCAAAAGATTTGTACTTTTAGACTTTGTACTCCAAATCATAAATCAGGTACATACAATTCACCAGAATCAGTTTTTACAACAAATCCATATAGCACTTCTTCAGGAATAGCAACAGTTTATGGACCTCAATCAACATTATTAAATGTAGATACATCATCACTTCAGATTGCAAATACATCCAAGTTTTATGGCAACCTTATTAAAGGTTGTAAGTTGTATGGAGAAACAAGTAAATCAATTGCTACTGTATCTCAAAATCAATTAATTGCAGACAATAACGGAACATTAATTGGAAGCATTTTTATTCCAGAAACAACTAAATCTAACTTAAAGTTTAAGACTGGCAGCACTCCTGTCAAGGTAACTCAATCAACCTCATTAGGTGTTCCAGGAGAGTTTGTAAGTTCTGCGGAAGCTGTCTTTACTTCATCTGGAACTGAAATTAAAACAACTACTATCAATTATTATGACCCATTAGCACAGTCATTTATAGTAAGTGATCAGAATGGTATTGTTCCATCTTCAGTAGATGTTTTCTTTGCAAGCAAAGATTCTAATCTTCCTGTTACACTTCAAATTAGAGAAGTTATTAATGGCATTCCTGGAGGACCAGACAAAATAATTGAAGGTCTTGAAAAAGTTTTAAATCCATCTGGAATTACAACAAGTTCAGATGCAAGCAAAGCGACTACTTTTAGATTTGACAATCTTACAAGATTGGAAGGTGGAAAAGAATATGCAATTGTTCTTCTGTCAGATTCATTTGATTATAATGTATGGATTTCAAGGCTTGGAGAAGTTGAAATTTCTACTGCCAAATTACCAGAAGTACAAAAAGTTATTATTAACTCACAACCATCTTTAGGTTCTCTGTTTATCTCACAAAATGCAACTACTTGGACTGCAGTTCAAACTGATGACCTTAAATTTACTCTTAACAAATGCAAATTCTCTACAACAGGAGGAACTGCAAGATTTTATAATTCTAAAGTAGAAGTTGAAGATTCTGAAAATCTTCTCCCAACAAATCCAATTGTAGTTGGAGTTGGTTCAGATGCTCCAAATAATGGATATTTTATGCAAATTATTCATCCAAATCATGGAATGAATTCTGCAAGTAATGTTGTGAAGATTGAAGGTGTTTCAACAGATGTTACCCCAACAACATTAACTGCTGGATATGGTATAACAGAAACTGGAACTATTTCTGTAACAAGTAATTCAAACTTTACCACCTTTGAAGGCCAATCAGTTTCATCAGCAAATCCTGGATATATTTCAATTGATGGTGAGATTATTAAGTATGAAGATGCTTCTGTTGCTGGACAACTTTCAGTCATTACAAGAGGCATACAAAACTCTCCAGTCATAAACCATTCAACCACCACATCTTTAGTTTACAAGTATGAGTTTAATGGAGTATCTCTGATTGGAATCAATACTACTCATACAATTTCAAATTCTCATCCAGTTACTGTAGATTCATACTATATTGGTGTGGGCAAATCATTCACATCATCTAAATTTGGAGGTGGAGACTCTGTATATGCAACTAAAAACAAGTTGTACAATACAGTAGGCATAAGTTCAGAATTTGTTTCAGTCTTTAATGGTACAACTTGTGCTGCATCATTAAGGTCTATTTCTGGACAAAGTGTTGATGGAAATGAATCTCCATTTGCTGACCAAGGTTATTCTTCACTTTCAATATCAAACACAAACATATTCAATAATATTAGATTGGTTGCATCAGAAGAAAATGAAAATCAATTCTTAAATGCAACTCAATTCCCAGGAAACAAATCTCTCACATTAGACTTTAATTTAGGAACTACTGATTCTAATGTATCACCAATTATTAATGTTGAAAAATCTTTCTTAACCATTAATAATAATAGAATTACTCAACCAATTGTTGGGGTTGCTTATACTACTGATAACAGAGTTAATTCAAATGTGGATGACCCACACACATTCATCCACATTACTAATAGAGTTGATTTACTGCAAAGTGCAAATGCCCTGAAAGTTCTTCTGGATGCTTATAGACCAGCAGACTGTGACATTAGAGTTCTTTACAAAACATTTAGAAATGATTCTCCAGACGAAGACCAAGTTTGGAGTTTGTTCCCAGGATACACTAATTTAGATGTAAATGGAAACATAAAAAATCAAGCTTATAATAATGGACTGTCTGATAAACTTGTGCCATCAAGTTTAGTAAATCAATATTTGGAATATGAATATACTATGAACGACTTGGAAGATTTCACAGGATTTGCAATTAAGATTGTGTGCTCAAGTATCAATCAAGCAGTAACACCAATTATTGAAAACTTGAGAGTGATTGCATTAAAATAATGAATAAGTATGCTAAAGTTGAAGGTCACACAAATATTATTAGAGATTTGAAAACAAATGCAATCATTAATACAGACATTCAGGGAATGCAGAATTATATTTCTTCTAAAAACAAAAGGATGAATGACAAACAGGTCATGGATACCTTGATAGATGATGTTGATGATTTGAAACAATCCATAGAAGAAATTAAAGGATTATTGAGGAGCATTTTAAATGGACCCTGAAAAATTAGAACTTGAGACTATTTCAAAATTATTTGAATATGAAAAGATTTCAAGAGAACTTGATACTTGTACTAATATTGATTTAATGAGAAATCTTTGCAAATGTTATGTGAAGTTGTACATGAAGCAAGAGGAAGTTGTAGCAAACTTGGTTAAAGGTTTCTAAATACTTAAAAAGTATAAAATAATGGCAAAACCAGCATCAAGACAAGAATTAATTGACTATGCTTTAAGGCAACTTGGTGCTCCTGTTCTGGAAATTAACGTTTCAGAAGAACAGATAGATGATAGATTAGATGATGCCCTTCAGTATTTTAATGAAAGGCATTTTGATGGCGTAGAAAAAATGTTCTTGAAGTATAAGTTTACTCAAGATGATATTGATAGGGGTAGAGCACGTGGTGGAGCAAAAACTGCTGGCATAGTTACTACCACTGTTTCATCTGGAATAGGAACTTTTGGGTGGGAAGAAAACTCAAACTACATTCCAATTCCTGATGCTGTTATTGGAGTAGAAAGAGTATTTAAACTTGACAACAGAACTATTACGTCAAACTTGTTTAATGTTAATTACCAGTTATTCTTGAATGATATTTACTGGTTTAATTCCACTGAACTTGTAAACTATTATGTTACCAAAAGATACTTGGAAGATATTGATTGGATTGTAAACCCACAAAGACAAATTAGATTTAATAAGAGACAAAATAGACTGTATATTGATATGAGTTGGGATAGCATTGTGGCAGGAAATTATCTTATTATGGAGTGTTACAGAATCTTAGACCCAGCAAATTATTCCAAAGTCTATAATGATTATTTCTTAAAACTGTATTTTACAGCATCCCTTAAAAAGCAGTGGGGACAGAACTTAATTAAATTCCAAGGAGTTAAACTTCCTGGTGGTGTAGAACTGAATGGACGTCAAATCTATGATGATGCTGTCAAAGAATTAGAAGATATTAGAATGAGAATGATTAGTGAGTTTGAAACTGCTCCATTTGATCTTATAGGATAATATGTTAAATCCATTTTTCATACAAGGCACATCAGGGGAACAAAGTCTTGTTCAGGATTTAATTAATGAACAGTTGAAAATGTATGGCATAGAAGTTTATTATATGCCACGACAATATATTACTGAAGGAAAAGTCATAAAAGAAGTCCTGTATTCAAAATTTACTTCTGCTTTTCCTATTGAAGCATATCTGGTCAATTATGAAGGATTTGACCCTAACAGCATTTTAATGAGTAAGTTTGGGGTTAAAATTACTGATGAAATGAACCTCATCATTTCAAAAGAGCGATTTGAAACTTATGTTGGTGAACTGATGAAGGGTATTAGTAATGTAAAAAATGCATTACGACCAAATGAAGGTGATTTAATTTATATTCCATTAAGTGATAGCTTTATGGAAATCAAATATGTTGAAAATAGAAAACCATTTTACCAACTTCAGAAGAATTATGTCTATGAGTTAAGATGTGAACTTTATGAACTTGAAGATGAAGAGATCGCAACAAGTTTGCCTGAAATTGATTCAGTAAGAACCTATGATGCAACACTTCAACTTTCTGGAATAGGAGTAACTGCAACAGCAAATACATCTCTTGTATCAGGTGCCATTCAGAAAATAACTGTTATTAATGGTGGATATAGATATTCTTCAGTACCAACTGTTAATATTTCTGCACCCCTTTCTGGAAAAAAGGCAAGATTTGTTGGTGTGATGACAAGTAGAACTGCTTTACTTTCATCTCAAAGTTTAGGTACGATATACATAGAAGATCCTGGATATGGATACAATCCAAACAGCACGCCAATAGTTTCTATTGTTGGAGGTGGTGGATACAATGCAAGTGCAACAGTTGGTATAGCAACAACAGGAAGTATTGGTCCAATTTTTCTTTCTAATATTGGTCAAGGATATGTTACTGAACCTGTTGTAACAATATCTGGTCCTGTATCTGGAGGAACTACTGCTATTGCCAAAGCATTTTTAAATGGCACTGGAGGCATTTCCACTATTAGAATTGTAAATGCAGGTTATGGATATACACAAACTCCAACCATTACTATCTCTGCAGGAAGTTCTGTATCTACTGGCAACTTCCTGTTTAATGAAATAGTCACAAGCACAGTTTCAGGTGCATCAGGAAGAGTTACAGATTGGGATGCTGAAACTAAACAACTTAAAGTTACTGGTTTTGGAACTAATTTTTCTGTTGGAGATGTAATTGTTGGTGCTGCATCAAGTGCAATCTATGTTGTCTCAAGGGCACCACAATATGATGCAGCAGAAACTTATGACTCATCTGATGATATTCAAGATGAATATGATGATATTGTAGATTTTACAGAAGTCAATCCTTTTGGGGAGATTTAAATTAAATAAATAGAGGTAAAGGAATTTAGTAGAAGTCATGGCTATTGGACCTCAAGGTAGAATAGGACCACAAGGATCAAGAGGACCACAAGGATCAAGAGGACCACAAGGATCAAGAGGACCACAAGGTGCTATTGGACCTCAAGGTAGAATAGGGCCACAAGGTGCTCAAGGTGCACGAGGACCTCAAGGTGCACAAGGTGCAAGAGGACCTCAAGGAGCACAAGGACTACAAGGTGCAGCAGGACTTCCAGGATCAAAAGGTTTAGTAGGTCCTCAAGGTGCACGAGGACCTCAAGGTGCACAAGGATTATCTGGTTCAGGGGGACCACAAGGATCAAGAGGACCACAAGGTACATCAGGTTCTGCAGGAACTCTTGCAAGAACTACAATAACTGGAACAACAGCTTCTATAGCAAATGCTGCTTCTGCAAATATTACATTAACTGGTTTCAAGAGTTACTTGTTATCAAAAATTGCAACAAGTCATGCAGCATGGATTACTTTATATGTTTCTAATGCTGCAAGAACTGCAGATGCTACAAGAGGTGAGCAAGTTGATCCATTACCAGGGTCTGGAGTAATTGCTGAAATTATCACCACTGGAGCAGCAACTGTATTACTTACTCCAGCAACTATTGGATGGAATAATGATGTTCCTCCCAGTACAAGCATTTATGCAAAAGTCGTTAATAGATCTGGAGCTTCTGCTGCAATAACAGTTACATTAACTGCAGTTCAATTAGAATCCTGATATGGAAAAAGAATACGTAGTCACATTAAAAAATTATGATGATTTAGATTCTTTTTATGATGAAATGGAAACACAGGGAAATTGTTTTCCTCATAGAGTTCCAGAAAGAGAAATTGCATGTGTTAATAAAAGACCTATTAGTAGAAATACACATTACTTATTGACTGACGAAGAAGCAGAAACTTTGAGAAAGGATAGAAGAGTTCTTGCAGTAGAACTTCTTCCATCAGAACTTGGATTAGTACCTACTCCATATCGAACTCAATCTGCAACTTTTCAAAAAAGTTCTACAATTACGAGCACTGAAAAAAATTGGGGATTGCGTAGATGTATTGGAGCACTTGGACAACCATTAAGTATTAATAAATGGGCATTTCCTGTTCCTACTGGAGGATCTAGCACATCATTTGCAACTATAAAAACTACAAGTTCTGGAAAAAATGTAGATGTAGTCATTGTAGATTCTCACATTAATCCCCTTCATCCAGAGTTTGCTGTAAATGTTGATGGTACTGGAGGAACTAGAGTCAATCAATTTAATTGGTTCCAATACAGTTCTGCACTAGGTTATACAAGTAGTGGTTCTTACAGCTATGCAAATGTATCTTCCAATCATGGAACTCATGTTGCAGGAACTGTAGCAGGAAACACACAAGGTTGGGCAGGAGATGCAAATATTTACAATATGGAATTTGATTATGCTGGGGCAGTTTCAGGAGCTCCAGCTGCTGGTCAAATTACAACAACTGATTGGCCTTTATATATTTTTGATTACTTGCGTTATTTTCATAAAAATAAACCAATTAATGCCACAACAGGAAGAAGAAATCCAACAATTACTAATCACAGTTGGGGATATATGATAACAACTCCTATTAATTTAAGTAGCATTTCCTCTGTAACTTATAGAGGAGTGACTAAAACTGTTACTGGAACTAATCCTCAAAGAAAGACAACATTAGAAGCAAATGGAGTTCCAGTTCCAACAGGAACATCTCTCCTTAATACTCCTCAAAGATATCCAGCTTTGGATGCAGATATTCAAGATGCCATAAATGATGGTGTGGTAGTTATTGGGGCAGCAGGAAACAGTCGTTGGAAAATTGATGTTCCTGGAGGAACTGATTATAATAATAGTGTTACAACAACCGGAGGTTCTATAATTTATCATTCTCAAGGAAGCTCTCCAGGGGCTGCTAATAATGTAATTTGTGTAGGATCACTGGGAACTGATCCAGATTTAGAACAAAAATCAGATTTTAGTAATTGTGGACCAAGAGTTAATGTATATGCACCTGGATCTAATATAATTTCATCAGTTTATAATTCATCAGCAGCATCTGAATTTAGTATTACATTAGCAAATGATCCCAGAAATGCTTCTTTTAGGATAGGATCTATTTCAGGAACCAGCATGGCTAGTCCTCAAGTTGCTGGTGCTATAGCATGTTTAGCAGAGCAATATCCAAGAATTAATAATTCATTTGTTTTGAAATATTTGACAGAAAATTCTCAACCAGCAGTTTATCAAGGAGTTGGGATTAACACTTCACCTTACAGAAATACTCAAGGATCTCCAAATAGACTTTTAGTTTATAAAGAAGAAAGATTAATTCCAGAGTCTATAAAATCTTTCACTTTAGATCCATATGGTTCTGTAATAACTCAACCAAGAGATAGATTTAATACAAGAAGCTCATCTACATTAAAATATCCAAGAAGAAACGTTAGTTTTTCTAAAATATCTGAGTAAATTTAATAAATATAAAATAAACAAAAATAATTATGTTTGGGCATTATTTTTATCATAAGTCAATACAGAAAACTGTAACTGCATTTGGCACATTATTCAATAATATCCAAATCAGACATTTTAATGATGCAGGAGAACCTATTTCTGTATTGAAAGTTCCCCTTGCTTATGGTCCAACACAAAAGTTTTTGGCAAGAGTTAATCAGCAACCTGCAGGTGATAGAAAGGTTGCTATTACGCTTCCCAGAATGTCATTTGAAATGACGTCTATTGATTATGATTCTCAAAGAAAATCATCAGTCATACAGACATTTTCTT